TTAACAGCACCGTCCATATAACCCTTGTACTCAACTATGCCGCTAGAGATACCTATGTATATCTCACCATCTTCCAACACAGCAAACGACAGAGGATACATTCCTGACCACGTTGTAGCCCGTTGTGACCCATCAGGCAGAGACTGTCGCATATCAAAGCAGTACACAGTGTTGCTGTCTGGTAACGTCAGTAGATAGAAAGCCTCTTCAGAACTGTACATAGACTTGATAGGGTTAGTCTGTAGCGGTATCAGGTTTAACAAGTCAGTGCGTACATTCTTGCTGATGTCACGCATAGGCATGGACTTCTCTTGTATAGTTCTGCCAAAGCTACGTACACCTGTCTCAGACAAGAACAGTATATCAGTGCCTGTGTGCTGTACTGAGTCACGGGCTATACAGCCAACGCCTTCTATGGTGTCTGCAAGCGTCATAGAGGCAGGAGAGGAGGCACCTGAGTACACAAGTATAGACTTCTTACCAAAGATGATTAGGAAGCCATTGTGAGCCGCTAGAGCCGTTATCTCGTCAAAACCTGTAGGCCATACCAGAGTTACGTCTAACGAGCCTGACGTACCTCCTGTCCATGCGTGACCGTTAAGCGTGTCAGACCAGTAGACGGTATGCTTGTTACCTGTAACGTCTGCTACAAACAGCTTACCGTAGGCTGCTAGGACTTCGTTGCCCTGTGGAGCAGTACCTGTGCTGTGACTGTGGCCTGACATAGTTTCCAGAACAAAAGAACCTGACTCATCTGTACCTATCAGCGGCTCATGTCCTCTCTGGAACAAGTAGACATGGTTGTTCAGTGTTACTATCTTCCAGTTGTTAGCTGAAGGAGTGTAACTACTGGGGGTAATGTCTGTTAAGGTTGAAGTGCCTTTGAATACTTTATTGTTACCCGCTGACAACACAACCTTGTCGCCAGAGTTATCAATGTATTCGTATATAGTCTCTATGCCACGACTGCTTCCTAGTACAGAAGAGCCATTGCTAGATACTGCTTCCCAACCCTTACGCGCACCAATACGGCCTAGCTTGTCAATAACACAGTTGTCTGCAACAGCGGCAAACGATGGATCAACACCAATAGGTGAGTCCTGTGTGTTAAGACCTGCAAAACCAGGGGCGGCAACGGTAATGTTCTGTAATTGTTGAGCCATTAAGAATACCAGATAGTTTCTTCAGGATGTTGTGACGCATCAATAGCAATAGCGTCAGCCAGGGTGTTATCTGCTAGTGCAAACAACTCTGCCGCACTAGTGCCTCCAGTCTCACCACGCTCTCTAGCACCCAATGCAGTGGCTAGTTGTATGACAGGTGATGAAGGTGCGCCTAGCTTGTCTGTGTCTTCTGTAAAGTCTGCTGTACGTAACACCACGTTAAAGCGTAGCTGATACACACCGTCAGGCTTTGGGTATACATCAACAGCATTGTCACCGTTAGCGTCAACACCGTTAAAGCTGTAGAACTGTGGTGCGCCTATAGGTGGAGTCTCAATCAAGAAAGCATTGTCCATCCAACGTGAGCCACGGTACTGCATGAACCAATCTGATGTGTCATTAACAACATCTAACAACTTCATTCTGTTCTGTGAGCCAGTGAGTACATAGTTAAATGTATCTGCTGTAGTTGACACAGTGAGAGTAGTGCGTAGTGCAGTCCAATCATAAGAGTCTTCTACGGTGCGTTTAGCGTCATTGACAAACTCACCAATAAGTTTAGAGTAGGATGTCTGAGCAACAGTAGTTACTTCATCCTCCCTCAGTCTGCGTAGTACGCTGTTTACCAGTTGTAAGTAAGTCATTAGAAATTGTAACTCCGTGGTTTAGCTTCGTAAATAGTGTTTTCAAAGAAGTTGTCAGGATCTCGCCCGTAGTCTAATTGTAGCGCAGACTCTGGGTAAAACAACTCTAGTTCTTCGTCTACTAGTGGGTAATCGCTGATACCTATCTCTGTTTCAAACTTAAATAGTTCGTCATTAAATAAGCTGTCTGTTGTGCGTGTAGGTGATGGTATAAAGTCTTGACCTGTGTCTGACATAAGAGAAGGTAGTAAGTCAAAAGGTAAGTCAATGCTAGGTAGGTCAATACTGGGTAAGTCTACATCTGGTAAGTCAATGTCTGGAAGAGCCTGTCTAATAGCGGTGTCTAAGTCAGACAACACATCACCTGTTGCTTGAGCTACGTCTTCAATAACATCTCCAGACTCTTGAGCTACGTCTTCAACAATGTCTCCAGTAACCTGAGCTACATCTTCAACAACGTCACCAGTAACTTGACCGACATCTTCAATGACATCACCAATAGGCTTGAGTGGTTTTTCTATAGCTTTAATAATAGGTCTAGTAGCATCGCCTATTGCTTGCGCTCCATCTTCAACAGCATGAGCAAGTGCTGTACCTACTTTACCAATAGGACGTACAACATCTCTAACAACATCTTCAATAACGCCTAAATCTATATTAGTCTCAGGTAAGTCAATAGAGCCTAGTGTACCGCCTTCTCTAATATACTTACCTAAGCCATGAGCAAGAGCCTCGTCTAGCTCCTCACCTGCTGCTAGTTTTTGTACAGTCTTACCTACACCCGCTTCAAAATCATCGTACTGGATACCTGCATTTTTAATAGCTTCTTCGTCTATTCCTACTTTTTCTAGGCCTTCTTTAATAATCTTATCGCCTACCAAAGCAATAGCGGCTCCTTTGGCATCTCCTGCGGCCGCCACGTTTAATGCAGTCTTTGTTTGATTGTAAGAAGTACCAAATAAACCCGTACCTGCTGTAGACCCTGTAGGTGCTACTGGCCCTGCTAATTTTGTTGAATCAAACTTACCTGCGTTTACAGGGGCTTTTACTGCTCCTGTCATTTCTAAACCTGTTAATAAACTACTCGCTATCTCCATTGGAGAAACATCTACATCTGATGCAGCTTTTGTAGCAGTAAGAGCAAGAGTGCCGCCAGGAATAAAACTAGCAGCTACGTTAATAACAGGATTTCCTAAAAACTTTTGCCATCCACTAGGCTCTGGTGGGTCTTCAACCCACGCCATAGTGTACTCACCAACCCTAGAAGTTCCTCCGCTAATGTCTACGAAAGAACCACGCTTCATTAAGTCTCTGTACTCTTCACGCTCTTTGTCAGTAAACCCTTGTTGTAGGTTATCGTTACCCAACAGAGGAGGCTGTTTCATGTACAGCTTATCAGAGTGATAACCGTAGTCGTAGTCTAGCTCAAACGGAGTATCTAGTTCTTTAGCTAAAGGTATCTGTTTTGACCTAATGATTTCTATAAAAGGATCGCCTACTTGCTGATCCATTAAGTAACCTCTAGGACTTGTGCCGAATAGTTCTCCACGGCCTGGGTCATGGCTATCCAAAACTCTACGGACAGCTTCAGGAGTTATAGACTCTTCTGCCCTTGCTGTCATTCTTTCGTAATAATCAGCAACATTAAAATCAGGATCAGCTTCAGCTTTTCGGATTCTGTCTTTTGGTTTGTATAAAACATGGGTAGGCTTTACATTAGTTCTTATTATATTTCCAGAACTATCATAAACATGTTGATCATGGTACATTGTAAAGCCTACTTTATCACCCTCAGCAGTAAACCTGTCTACAACTTCTCCTGCTTTACGTACTGTTCCTGTAGGGTCTGAATAAGCATCAGCATATGGAGTATAAGTAGGGCTAAATCTACCACCCTCACTCTCTACCTTTTCAAAGTATTCGTTTCGTTTTTTATCTTTATCTACCACAGGCTCAGTTCTAGAACCTGCAACTGTGATAGGGGTCACTAGATCAATGCTAGGAGAATCTATAGTAGACGCGAAAGGAGTAGCATTTAAATTTACAACTTCCTCAACAACAGGACGTTGAGCCGCCTTAGCAGCTACTCTATTGTTTATCTGCGTATTAGACCTGTTCCTAAAGGAAAACCCGTGACCACCTGCACCCATTATCGTTCTCTCTGTACGTTCTTAGTCTTTTCTACTGTACGCATAGCACCTAAGCCTAACATGCCCATCAGTACACTTGTGAGTAATGAGCTATC